TATTTCTGCCGAATCTGCCTCTAATGATGATTTTCCAAAATCAAAGCTTGAAGTATCTATAACAATTTGAAAGTGAGATGATTTTCCATTCCACAAAGATAAATACTCAGTTTTCGTATCCGACAAATCTCTAATAATTGAATCCCAGTTGGGGGCATACTCTGCACTTGGAGTAAACATTAAAAAACTATTTTTAAGAGAATAGTCTTCATTAGTTCCCAAAGTGTATTTTAATATGTAATTTTTAACTTTTTCAGCAAATGTAATTGGGACTCCAAAACAAATTAATTTATCTTCTATAAAAGAAACTAGCTCTTTAGTAATTTTTACAGTTCTATAGTATGGAATTTCTTCAAAAGGCGGAATTTTATTTATTTTATTTCTATATTTAAAAATAAAATCTGGATCGTCTACCCTAAATCTTCTTCCACCAAATAGAAAGTTGTCTGGAAATGCAGTGGCAAGGTCTGTTAATATGTTGTCAACGCACATTCTTATATTTTCATCAAAACTACTTAAGCTGTAGTTAGTGACTCCTAGACTTTGAGCTTTAGTCTGAGTCCAAGTAGAAAAATTTTGAAGGAATGTAGACTCTGTTGCTAAAGAATAGTGAATTAAGAATGGGATATAAGATTCCCACATTTCTGTAATTAAAGAGCTAGCACTTAGTATATCTTGTCCGAAAATAGAATCTGCAATAAGACTTACACACTTCTTAGTTCCCACCGCTCTGTAAATATCAACAGCATTCGCTATTTGGAGTCTCCACCGATCAGGTTCGGAGCCAAATAACTTCCACCCTATTAAGTTTGCTAGTAATGGCAAGTATTCATCTGGACATTCATTTATGTCATACAATGCTTCAAGTCGATCAACTTGATTAGAGTAATCTGCAAAGGCAAACGACATTGCCTTTATTAATTTTATAAATGGCCCTTGTAGATATTTTTTAGTTATTAAAAACGAGTTTTGCAAATAATCGTCAATAGCATTTTTTACTCTAACATCTCCATCATCAATATAAAGTGGAGAGTATAGAACATCAACTAAAGTATTAAGTTTAGTAAGCTGCTGCGTTCCACTTGTAAACTGTGAACTTGTATTACTAGCTATAGGTAAAAAATCTTTAGGAATAACATTAATAGAACTCCACGACTGAGTGGTGTAGTTACGCCAAATATATTCAGTCAGTCCCCTAATACCATCATTGGTTTTTAATGTTTTTGCTGTGTAAGTATTGTTTGTTAAGATATCCAATACATAAGACGATGGATTGTACTCTAAAGATTCACCTCTATTTAAAAAATAGAGCCAAGATAAATTCGTTATTAAATAATTATGTGTTTGTTCTTTTGTTGCGCCCTCTACAAATATCAATGTTGGATTATTTGTTCTTATTCCAGGTAGTAGAGTATTCTTTAAATAATCTCTGAATTCGTCACTAGAATTAAAATCTCTTAATGACTTGTTTAATGGTAATAGTATTTTTCTTTCAAAATCGTTAATGTCTATATCAGTAAGATTATTTTGTTTTACAAAGAATTGAGCTATGCCCTCAGGAGTATTCATTCCACTATAAACTGTCCCAGTAACTCCACTAATAAAAAGTATGCTATTTATATTTCCAATTACATTTAAATGAGAATTTATTAATTGATCTATGATGTCAATTTCATTATTTTTTAATGCATAGTCTTCTTCATAATACATTGACGGAATGACATACTTCATTGCGTCGCTGTAATTTGACTTGTGGTACTGACGATTATCTATGAACTTAATTGGACTAGACATAAACAATATTTAATGTATAATTATTTAATTGAACTATCTCATTAAAGTTTACTTGAATAGTTTCTGAAACATTGTCTATGGTAGCGAATCTAACCTCTTCGACTTGGAATATTGAATACATCAAGTCCTGAGGATTAAATACTTTTCCAAAGTCATTGTTGTCCATATTGAAAAATGCTTCGATAGTATTTCTAACTTTTTGTCTAATAGAGGTCTCATTGAACTGATACTTCTTATCCAATCTAAGAGTTATTTGAAGGTCTAAAGTTCTTATTAAACCATCTACAACCACCACCTCATCAGTAAGCATCTTTTTATCATCTATTGCTAAAAGGATTTGACGCTTATATTCTGGTGTAGCTTTTCTTAGCTGTAAATTATTAGCTTTTTCAAGAACATATAGATCAATTATATTAGCAGAAGAGTAAGCTCTTCTTGTGACCGCAGTGGCTTTGCCTATTGACCCATAGGAGCTAATGTAGCTGTTAACGAATGCTTTGTAATCGTTCAATGTTACTAAGCGATTTTGAGTTCTAAACATTAAAGGTCCGTACCGCTTGGCATTTTCTGCTGTTTCCGCATCGGACCCACCAGTTCCTATTGAAGTATTTTGTATAGTTGCTTGGTGTGTAGTAGTTGATTCTCCGTTAGTAAAAGTTAAAGAAACTGGGGCATTAAGTACTCCCTTTCCAATATTTCCTCTTGTACCGCCCCCAGTTCTGTAAAGTATAGTGTAGCTATCCCCAATAGCGGGGGTTTTACCTATATTACTGTCTCCAAAAACTACAGTACCCCCATAATTATCATTAGACAATAATTGGAATACTCGTTGGGATGGTCCTGATGCATAAAATATATTATCAACTTGAACATACTCACCGCTGGTAGCGGATTCTCCATTTATTATAACTTGTAAGCTCCCTTCAACAATAGGAGATTGTGCAAGAGAAACATTTTTTAACGATTCTGTATCTGAGAATGTTCCACGTTCGATAACTAAAGATCCCTCTAATAAAACTAGACTGGAGAATGTTGTAACACTCCCTTCCTTTTCTGAGTTGTACACTACAATATCAGCGGTAGGAGTGGCTGTATCTATGTCCCCGTCTGCTGCGATCTTATACAGGGTGTACGTTAGTGGTAATCCATCTTCTGGGGAAGTTATAGTAACTGATCTATCCTTTGCAGCTATTGTTATGTAACTGTTAGGGGAATCTGTCCATGTAAAAGGGAGTGTCAGTTTGGAGTCCGAAGCGGCAGATATCGGACCCCTCATCCTAATACCAATAAGTTGCAATAAATTTTTAATACTTGACCTAGATCTAGCAGTTTTTAAAAAATTCTCATTAGCTAAATAATCAGCTTTGTAGGACAAAACATGGCCCATGTAGGCTATAAGTTCTATGAGCATCATTCCAAAGTCTGATTCTGAGAAGTAATTGTAATCAAGCGGGTAGACCGCTTGAATATAACGAAGCAAAGAATCTCTAAGAGTTACGAAGTCAGTAGAAGCAAAATTTATATAGTTTCTCTTATCAACATCATCTGATGTTAAGAGTTTCATGAAGTCAGAATTTGCTGTGCCACGAAATTTCATTATTGTATATTTAGGGTTATGTCAAAAGCAATACTATCCACAACATTCAAAGTGCAATAAATCTTTACAATTAAGACTTGTCCACTTTGATTACTTGAAGTTTGACCTGGGAATATTTGAATTTTATTTACAGATATTCCCCTAGCATACCTAGAAAACGACTCTAAAATTTCTCTTTTTATTTGACTAAAAGTTGCTTGATCCATTGGCTCCATAAGAAATCTTCTTAGGTTGGTTCCATATGAGGGGAGCATTACTCGTTCTCCACGGGAAGTGGATAGAAGTTGTTTTAAATGTCCTTTTGCAAGCTTAACATCAGAACACCTAGTTAAAAATTTTCTAGAATCAATGCCTCCTAAAGGGAATGAAAATCCATAAGCTTTGTTCACATTCCTTTTTTCTAAAAGAACGGGTGGCTTAGGAACGGTAGATCCATAAATTTCTATTGTTTGGTTTAATGCCATAATTATAACTTAGAAACATCAATGTTTTTAAAGAATGCTCTATGAGTATTGTAATTATTTAGTATTTGAGATCCATCTAATGCTTTAGAATAAAACTTTATACTGCCTAAGTAACCTCTTAAACCGCTTATTATACCCCCGTAAATTCCCCCCATAAAGTTCCCTTTATCGTATAGTCCATCAGTATATCCACCACCTACCACCCAAGGGGTGAAGAAGGAGTCTAATTTTGGACCATATTTAAGACTCTCTGGGGCGTCTGAATTTACAGAAGTTTGCGAATACTCAAAGCTGTTAGATAATTTAAATGTTGGCAAGTTTGGCATTGTAAATTTTTGAATGCCAAACACATTTGAAAGACTTGATGTCGTTACTCTAGAACCGTCAAAGTAGAATGATATCTCATCTAACTTTGGATTAAATGTTACCCCTATATGACAGAACTGACCTGAGACATTTTTCATATCGGTTGATAGTGGGTGCTTCATTGTATGGTATTTTGTTTTATCCACACAGTCTTCCACTTCGTAGAAAGATCTATTAATTAATCCCGCTGACGAAGCAGTTACTGATTGTGTAGGTGCAATGAAGAATGCTGTATTAGCGACTGGATTATCGCTAGAGTTATTGGAAGCTCCCTGGTCACTCACAATTCTTCTATCGCGGGTGAATCCCATTATAAATCCACGAACAACCTCACTGCCAAAATTATTTGAAATGTATTCCGTGTTACTAGATCCCTCACTTCCTACAAATCCTACGTTTTCGTTAGCTAGAACTAATCGGTAAAGTGAAGACACTCCGTCAATACCGCTACTTGTAAATATATCCGGTACATATGTCCAGAAATCTATTGATGCCCCATCAAAATTATATAGTAAGTCGTTAAATTTTTGTGACTCACTAAGTTTTACAAAACTACCAAGCCCAGACAAAGATGTTGGACTACTACTTGAATGTTTTGTTATTCCTCTAAGATATGGTATTCCTAATCCTCTAGAGAATACTGAATCTGTCCCTTCCGCTACTAATTGAGCGTAAAGTTCATTTGATTCAGATGCTGAATTTCTTACATTAAAGAATGTTGATGATGGATCCTCTACATCTGTGTCCAAGAAATTGTACATAGCAAACAAGCCATCCGTAGTTAAGCTGTTCTCTGTTTGCAGAATTACTGCATCAACAGCCGAGACGCTACTACCATCGTATATAATTGCTCCATCTCCGTTTTCTGGAATAATAAGATGCTCCAGGGAAGAATTCTTCGTATTACCAATCTTTGGGATAATATAATTTGTCTGTAATATTATTGGGAACACAACCCCAGATACATCAGCTTGGCTAAAGGACAAATACTTTTGTTTTTGAATATCTACCGCTAAATTTATACCAGATAAGTATGAGAAGTCGTTGATTGGAACTTCTCCTGGGTTATATATTGTTTGTGTTTGATATAGTTGAGGCAGGGCTACCGCTAATTCTATCTGCTTCTTTCTCTTATTAATTTTTTTGTTTAATGTTGTATTCTCTGAAATTAAAGATTGCTTAAAGTTTAAAATTATCGAGGTGGGGGCAGAGCTTGTCTCTAGTTCTTGTATTTGAGAAGACAGATCGTAAATTCTTTTGTTCTTATTCCCAATTAACTCTTGTAAAAAGCCATCTTTGTCGTAGTATGCTCTAAGGTATTCTTTTTCATTTATTATATCAGGGTCAAGAATAGTGTTAAAATAAGAAGCAAGATCTTTTGTAGAGAATTGTTTCCCACGGCCACCTAGATTAGGATCTTGTATAAACCTCCAAAGATCTTCTTTGTGTAGTAGATTACGTTTTGTGGATAAATAAGTTAAAACAGGCTCTATACCGCTTGTTTGAGAATCAAAGTAGAGACCGTCTTTAGATAAAATAAATTGTCCTATGGAGCTTTTTGGCGGTCCATAAATCAGTCTAAATATTTCTCTCTCCCCCTCTCCCGTTCCGCTAGCTAGCGGTGGGCAATTTTTAGCAGCATATGGAGTATTTACAAATAAAGGGTATAGTTCTGGGCGAAATATTGGCTCCTTAGAAATACCTTTTTCTCTATCCAGAAGGATAGATCTAATTTCATCTGCTTTGGCGGTTGCGTCTTGTATAAAAGATAAGGCAGCCTCTGCCTGTAATTTTTGCGAAGCAAAATTACTCTCAACAAAATCCGCAAATGCTGACGGGTCCATCGGGGTTTCGGCTCCAAGTCCCCTTTCTTGAAGTCTTCTTGATTGTTTAAATGACTCTAAACAATTTTTTATACTGTTTATTGCACCCGCGACATTTTGATAATTAGCATATAGATTGCCAGCAGTCTGAGTTATTGCCTGAGTAATACCTATTAATCCACCGATAGCGGCAACCACATCATTATCCTTAGAAGCACCCAATATTTTAGATAAAAATGAAAATTCTCCATTCTCATCTAAAATTTTAATAGCTCCTAAGGCATCCCTTATCTCGTTAGCTATAGTTTTTAAGGCATCATCAGCTAACGTAACCCCTTTCTCTATACCTTCTAAAAGTGAAGTTAATAGTGGTGTCGGGAGTAACCCCAAAGCATTTGCGGCAAGGTTTAATATACAACTAGGTAGTCCAAAGGAAGCTCCAAGGGCTGCTGTTGGATCACCCCCTGATCCTAGAAGACTGTTAAATAAATTAAAATCAAAAGATACCATTTTTTATTATCTTCCGTAAGCATTTTTTCTGGGAGCGACTTCTGACAAGGAAGGAAGAGCAGTTTGTGTAACACTATTTAGTGTTAGTGGGGTAAGTGCTCCTAAATTAGTGGCAACAAAGCCATAAGCATTTAATTGTGTTGTTCCCTCTACATTAGTATTGATCCCTCCCTTAATATTAACATTTCCTCCAGTAGCCTCAATGTTAATATCCCCTCCAGTAGAAAGTAGATCTATTCCCGATTCCGCCTGCACAGTTACTTTAAACTTTGAAAATAGCTTAATGTCGCCACCTGAATTAATCTGAACAATCCCTTTCTGTGTAGATATAAAAATATTGCTATTGGCTGCATTAGGCGAGGGATTATCCGTAAAGATATTAATATCTCTCCACTTCGATATTAAATTAATATTACCCCACATTAAACCAGGGTCCCCCCCAGTTGAAGACTCTGATAAATTTTTTAATTTGTACAATCCCTCAGAAGTATTTGTTAAAGTTATGTCTCTCCCTTCTGTAACTTGTATTTTATAACTACCATGTCCAACTATACATTGCTGGGTGCCAAAGGTATTTATTTCCATACCTCTTGGGATATACCCCTTAGTTGGATTAGGGGTATAAGGTATTTGGACAGGGCCCCCAAGACATATATAATCCCCTGGGCTGTTCTTAATTATTACTCCGTTTGCTTGTGGGCTATCACTTAAAATTATTTGCTGATTCTTACTACTCTTTAGTTCAACTTGATTTACTATCGGCTCACCTTGAGCGTAATAGTTTTGAATCTTTAGACCAGCATCCTTGTGATTCTTAAAGAACATTGCCGTAGGGTTTCCGAAAGGATCAAACATTTTCCTGTCCGAATATAAAGGGGCGGCATTTCCTTCTATGTCCTTTGATATCTTACCAAGCATCTCCCCATGCCCGACTATTGTTGTTAAATAATAATATTCTGAATTATCTGAGTATACAAGAATTTCTGATCCCACAGTAGGGGGAGCAAATAGTCCATAAAAATATCTTTGATGGTTAGGGGAAGTATACTTAACTTTTATATTTACCGGCCCAGGCAACAGCACAGCATTGATTATATTTTCTGGGTCAAAAGACCTGTAAGGTTCGACTATTGCTTTAAGTATTTCCATAATTACATTCCATAAGAATTTCCAACAGTCTTTAGCAATAGGAACTGAGAGTAGCATTCCTTCGTTGATATAACGTGCTTAAGAGCAGCTATATTATAGATCCCACTAAAGAAGTCTAAATTTGTAGAATTATTTCTAGAGTTAACATTCATAGGAGTGACTTGCTTAGAGAAAACAAAAGCTGGCTTAAAATTTACTAATCTTATATTTGATAAATGAAAGAAAGGCAGTGTTTTAATACTAAGTTTTATTTGTTGAGAATTTAATTGTTTCCAAAGTTCAGCAGCTATGTTCTCTTGAGACAGGCCAAATTCTTTAGGGCTAAACACTACTCCATCCGGCCTTAAAAGTAAATCATTATCGTCCAAAGTTTTAATATCAAAAATAGTAAATAATGTATTAGCTAAATTAAAATAAGCTTCTTGTTTTGAAATTTCAAATCCACCAGTATCTATAAATTCACCAAGAAATGAGGAGACCCGTTCTTTAAATACTCCTACTGTTGAGACCCGTTCTTTAAATACTCCTACTGTTTTATTATCTTGTAATTTACTTGCAGCAATTGAAAGTAGCAAAGCGTCTATATTAATATTACCTTGTGATTTATAAATTAATTTATCAAATCCAAGACCTCCTAAATTTTCTAAAGCATCTAATACTTTAATAACAATATCCTGAGAAATTAATCCTATACCATTTCTTTTTTTAACTTCATTTTCTATTTCTTGCAAGAATTTAAGGCGAGCCGCCGACCTGCTGCCGCCGGTTATAGTTACTAATGCTAAATCTAAATAAGATGGAGATCTAGGTTTTACATTTTTTAATTGTCTAAACAAAGGTAGTTTAAATTCCCCTTCATTCATAAAATCAATTTCTGAGTCTTTAGCTAAATAAAACTGTTGAACTAATATTGTTTTTAACGCTTCTTTAAATCCTACTTTTCTGCCACCTATTTCAAAAGTTTGACTTAATACACCAGACAATAAATTTTTATAAGCATCAAATACCGAACTTAAGTTTAATCCTTGTATATTTACTTTATTGGCATTGTTAGCAACTAAGCTTAAGTATGCTTTTGAAAAGTTACTGTTGATAGCCAATCTAAGCCCATTTAAATATATTTCACTATTTGTAAACTGTATATTCAAGATGTTGGAATTTTTAAAATTGTTTAAAAAGACAGGTATTTCAAATAACTCAAACAATCCGCCTTTAGTTTTAAATAACTCTGAAAAATTAGCTCCTACTCCCCCATCTATTGCAAGCTCATCTAAGTTTGCTTGTTCATAAAAATTAGAACTTGTTTTTCTTTTAGATATTAAACTTATTAAATCAATTCCATAAGTTGGATTTGTAAGTATTTTTGCAACATTAGTATTTAAATTATTGTCTTTTGAATAGAGGGGGTCTTCAGAATCATAAATTTTTAATGTTGGCTCAAATGTATTTTGTAATATGTCTAAGTATTGATCAAATGTAACAGCATTTTCAGATGAGTTTGGAATGTAATTTCTATACAGATACTCACTTATCATTTGCTGAGGCCCAAATACAATACATTTACCAAACCCACTTGGATCTATTGCATCTCCTATTAGCCCCCTCTTCCGCCAGAAGTCTAAGAGCTTTGTATTGTTTTCTTGAAAAATTACAAAATCATCAACTGTTTTTAAGATAGATTTTATACCAACATTTATTTTATTTAACGCTTCGTAGAAATCTGGAAATGAGGGGTTAATACTAGAGTCTTCCTTATTACAAACTAGCATATAACTGTCAATAGCTGATGTTCCGTTATCGTTTTCCTGCTGGGCATCCACAATAGTGGGGGTAATAGATACCCCTGTTGGCTTTTTTAATCCTTGAGATATTACATTAAATTCCTGTGTTTCATTAACTTCTTTTATCCCTAATTTCTCAATATAAAACTTTATGTTTTGATAATTTATTATTGATGGTTTAACTATAAAATCTCCTGGATATAATATATCTTCTACAGACTGTGATTCTCCTAAAGCAGGTAATATACCTATAATATTCTCTTCTGGAGTTTTTGTAATTATTGACAAATATTTTTTAACTAATCTATATAAAATATTTTCTAAAGTATCAACATTATTATTTTTTCTAATAGTTACTATTAGTTTATCAACAGCATCTAGAAATAAGAATTCTCTTTTGAAGTTAGGATCTTCAAAATTAAACTTTAATTTTGGTCTAAATATAGATTCATTAGAAGCATAATACTTAAATGTATATTTTCTTAAACCATTAGAAACATCTATGTTAGTTTTGTTAAGATAGAAAACTAATATATCACTCCAATTAGAAAGCAAACTGTCCGTTCCAAAAGCTACAAAAATTCTATTGTAAACATTAGCGTATTGAAGCAGACTATTCATATCAAATTCTCTTATTCCAACTCTCGTAGAGTCATCTGATATAGTTAAAGATCCTCCTAGCTTATCTTGTTTCTTTACTGGAGTCGTGTTTTTAGCTCCGTCGCCACGAAATGCAGACTGCAACGAGGACTTAACACTGTTTGTAAGATGCATGAACATATTCTGCTCAAAGTTGCCATCTGTATCTAAGAATTCTAATGTTAAGCTAGGGTTATTTTCGTTATCAAAGTTTACGGAGTACTCTAATGATTGAAGATATTTATTGTTCTTCCCAGATATAACTATTGCATCAGGTGCAGAAGGAAGATCCTCTACGTTAATGTATTTATTTCTTAAGAAAAATTCTTTAGCTACTTGAGCATTATTTGTTATGAATACATTAGGAGTAAGAATCTTAGACATATAATTATATGATAGGTAATAATAGCTTATCCCCTACATTTAATTCTTGGAATGGATCTTTAATGTTATTGAACATTACGATCATCCAATCCTTAGTAACAGTCCCATAAAACAAATTTGATATTAAATCAGGTCTGTGGGCGTACCCAGCGGGTATGCGTACTACTTCTACTTTAAAACTTTGAAGAGAGTTTAAATAATCAGCTAAGGCATTTCCATCTGCAATAAAAATGTTTTTTCCTTTGTGACTTACTACCCCACCACCGAGCCTGTAATGATTAATGTATGTCATTGATTTCTTAATCTCCTCTCTGGTTGAGGTTCAATAGGTAAATTTCTATTAAAGTAATTAGGATCTAACGTGTCCCCCCTAGGTGGACCACTTTCTATTATCAATGGTGGTGAATTTGTAAATCCCTCTAATCTTAAAGGTTGATCACTTGTGTATGGGGATGCTTGATTTTGTACCGCTCTCTCTGGGGGTGGGCTAATTGGGAGACCCCTAGTTAAAGCATTAGGATCTAGCGGGTTAATTCCCCTAGATGGATTTGGTATATCCCCCGGAAGTGGAATATTTACAGCAAGACTATCCCCCATTGGAGGGGTTCCAAGAGAATTCATATCAATAAAAGTATTTCGTTCAATTTGTTCCTCAGGTGGTCTTGTTGTTCCTTGATTCTGTGTGTTATATTCGTTATCTCTATCAATAGCGTAAGGATTAACTAAAGTACCAAGTCCCTCTTCTCCAGTATTAAAAATAGTTTGAAGTGAACGAGCACGATTACGAGCGTCCTGTACACTCTCCTCAATTCTCCTCCTTTCTTCTTCTTCTTGTTTTTCCCAAGCCGCCACATTTACAAGATCTCTCTCATACTCACCAAAAGTAGAATTCCAAGGATCCATAGTTCTGTGATTTATGATGCTTTCCCAACCAGTTAAATTTTCTGCTGTGGCTAAGTCATTTTTTACAGTTGTCCAAGGTATGAATTCTCCAAAATTACCAGTTCTATTTTCTGATAAATTCATAGTAACTTCCACTCTTCTTGGATTCATATTTTTTAATTCATAACCATTTTCAGAAACTATTCTTAAATTATAGTTGGTGCAAACGCATGGAATGTTGTTATACATGGTCCCGTGATTTATGTAAATAGTCGGAGGACTTAAACTTGTATTTGAAGAGTTGTTAACAGTAGCAGTCCGTACAACATTTATTAAAAGCATAAAATAGCTTATTGCATTTTTTAAAACTTTCGGTCTCTCTTTTTTAAATAAATTTAAAATTTGAGCTGGATTCTCAAAAACAGGTATTTTTAATGCATTTGTAAACTGTGATAATTTCTCAAGCAAAGAATCCGATGCACTTTTAGGTGGCAAAAAACTATCGTATTGAGATAAGCTTTGTTGATAATAATTTACTCCGTATGAATTTCCAATATCAACTCCCACAGGAGACGCCAACCAACCCGCTGCTTCACTCTGATCCCTGTCTGCTTGAACAGAAAACTTTCTTTTTTCAGCATCTCTCTCACTATAGAAATATCTAAATGAATCTGAGAATTGAGAGTTAAGTCCTACATTATTAATATGATCAATAATATTTGGAAGAGTTATAAAAAACTTTAATGAAAACTCTCTAGATTTTGATCCATGGTATGAGAATAAGTTTCCCGCTCTTCCAAGAAGATCATAAACTCCTAAATTAGGTCTCTGAGACTCAGAGATTTCAATGTTTTCAAGTATTGGAAAATAAAATTCAATTGATCTCTCATTAGATATTTGAGGATACTTGTAATAGAGATAAGATCTCTCAGGAAGTAGTCTTGGGGAAAATAAAGCTTCTTTTTCTCCGTATAACATAGGTTACCTCGGAATACCAAACGAGACTGGCTGTGTCAAAGAACGAGTTGCTATATTGTTATTGACAGATTGAAGTTGTAATACCATTTCTTTCTGAACAGCCAAGGATTCTTTAGACGTTGTATCAGTTTGAGGATTTAATGACATCACCATTGCATTTAAAGAATCCAACAAAGTATTAGTTCTTCTAACTTGAGGAGTTTCTTTATTAGGATTTAACAAGTCGTTAGTTATTCTAGATTGATTTGCTGTGTCATTAGATGCATCTTTTACCGCATCCATAACATCAGATATAGTCCATAAAGCTGTGCCTACTCCAACTATAGCACCTATTGCAGTCCCTAGTCCAGGGGCAACTGATCCTGCAATTGCGCCTGTCGCTGCTCCTGTGGCTAATTTTTTAGCTATTTGAGATATTAAAAATTTAGTACCAAATCCCGCACCTAGAGCTGTTAGTCCGCCCGTCGCTGCTCCAGCCACTCCAACAGCTTTCGATGGAAATTTTTGAACTATTTCTTGGAGAGCTTTTGCAGATCTCTCCATTGAATTAGCATAACGCTCTTGAAATGTTTTAAGTGTGGCAAGATTTTGAGTATTTTCTGTAGTTGCTTCGGAAGCATCTTGTAATGCAGCTTCCACAGATTGGAAAGCTCTGACATTCTGCATTCCTCCAAACAGTTCTGCAATAGAGGCTGCGGCTCTTCTTCCACTAGCTCCAGTCCCATACCCAGCGGTCATAGACCTAAATGTATTATTAAATGTTTTAACTGCTTGAAGAGTTAACTTGGTCTGCTCCTCTTTTGATGCATCTAAAAATTTATTTTGGATATCAAATATACCAGCAATCATTGCTTGCGATTCATTACCAACACCAGTTAAGAACTCTGCAACGACACCTAGCTCTTTAGTAGCTCTGTCTCCAATCATCGCAGCCACTTCACCAAGAGCTTCGGTTGTTTGTGCCCCCTTTCCAAGGAGTGAGGCTGTTTGTACTGATTCGGCTAGCGAGTTTACTGCTTTAAGCATTGTCTCTTGGCTCATTCCGTATGCAACAGCAGTGTCAGAAAGTCTTCTAGACATATCCTGAACTTGAGTTGAATTTAATCTAAGGCTCAGAGAAGTGTTAGCTAAGAACGATTGAAGAGTTTGAGTTCCTTGGTTCGTCAGCTTCATTGTGCTGATTAACCGCAGTGTATTTACATCTAAATTCTTAAAGCCAACTTCTCTTAAATCTAATATCTCACCAGCAAGCTTAGACATTCTAATCCCAAGATTTGGAATGTCCATTTTCTGAAGGGTTGTATTTGTCCCCATTGCCCTGGCTTGAAGGTCATCAACCTTCAAAACAAGTTGTGACATTTGTTTCAATTGACGAACAAATAAACTTTCTACCAACCCTGGTTTATTTCTGCCAGGAACATCAGAATTATCATCGTCTGAGTTTGGGGGTTTAGCGGGGGGTATTACGGGGTTTGGG